GTTCGGGGTAATCACGATCCAGATGCAGCACTATGGCTCAATGAGGTGATGCGCTTGTACTTTGAGGAAGATCCAAGGGTTAAGGTATTCGATAATGCAAGCAAGTTTATCTGGTGGCAATGGGGTAAAAACTTGGTCGTGACCCATCACGGGGATAGGATTAAAATGTCCAATCTTCACGGGTCAATCGTTAGTAACTTGAGACAGCAATGGGGCGAGGCAGATCACACGTTCGTATGGACTGGACATATCCACCACAAAAATCAAGAAGAATATGGCGGTGCATTGTTCGAGTCTTGGAACATCCTAGCACCCGCAGACGCTTGGCACGCTGGCTCTGGTTATGCCAGTTCTCAGAGTATGACTTGCGTAATACTCCACGCATTGTATGGAGAACAAGGGAGATTGAAGGCGAACATTCAGGAGTTGAAATGACAGCACTTGATCGGCAGATAGCAGGAAACCACTATAAAACGATGATGATCCAGCCATTGGAGTATGCACTGGCCAATGATTTGGGTATTTGTGAACATGCGGTGGTTAAGTATATATCTAGGTGGCGTGATAAGGGTGGGGTGGATGATCTCAGGAAGGCAGCGCACTATATCGAGATACTGATTGAGAGAGAGACGGCCCCAAAGGATGACCCCAAGAAGCCGTCTTGGTAGTTACAGTAGGATTGCTCCAATGATAAAGCCAGCAGAGAACGCGCCTATCATTGCAAAGCCTGTGTAGGTTGGGATCAATAGTTTATCTTTCATCGTCTCGCCTCTTCTTGTTGTAGTTCATCAAGTAATTTCATGATATCGAGTATCATCATTTTGTCACCTTCATCCAGCCGGTCTTGACTGTAAGTCTCTCGCACCTTTTGCAATGTGAGCCACGCTTGTAAAATATCGTTGCGGGTTGGTTTCATGTACTGCCCTCCAGTTTTTGAATTAGATCTCTAGCCGTTCGCCAGTTAAGCCCAAAACGTATAGCTATCCGGTTAATGTTCCAGCCTAATGCTCGACGCTTGGCAATCTCTGATTCCAGCTCCGCTCGTGTAGCACAATTCCCGCTCGTGGGTGGTCGTCCTAGTTTCATTGGCCTAGTGGATTGTGGATGCCTAACCCAATTCATGTTCAATTCTCCAAATTGCTTGGCCTATTCTTTCAACTACTTGAGGCACTACCGCATTGCCTAGCTGTTTAAGTCTGTGTGACCTTCTGGGAACCCCATTAGCCACTCGACCCACGTTGGGTTCAGGCTTCCACCTGCTTGAGCTGCAAGCGTTGGTGTATTGCGATTGTGTTCTGACGGTGCCGCCGTTTCCTTTGCGTTGTGAGCTGTTGGTGTAGGCCACATTTTGACTTGATCCTGTAATCTGATTTGTATTGGCTGACCGCTTGATCGGTGCGTTCCCCCCCTCAGCAATGCTTTTGGAGTCCCGCCTTGGCTCGCATTTGGAGTTCTCCACCATCCACTGTTCATGCTGGGAGCCATTTGATTCGCTGTCGCTGTTGGCGTGTGCAATAATCCAGACTCTATCCCTTCTGTGGAGTGCATCAACGGCACAAGCTGGAATAACAAACGTCCTTGCGGTGTAGCCCTCTGTTTCCAAGTCAGCGAGCACCTCGTCGAGCCCCATATTGATGTGCCCAGCAACATTTTCTCCAATGACCCAAGTGGGCCTGAGTTCTTGGACAAGCCTAAACATTTCTGGCCAGAGGTGACGGTCATCTTCTGCGCCACGCCGTTCTCCTGCGAGGCTGAAAGGCTGGCATGGGTATCCGCCGCAAATAAGTCCGATGTTCTGTATTCCATTGTCTTGGAGTTCCTGTTTGGTCAAAGTTCTAACGTCAGAAAATATAGGAACGTCAGGCCAGTTCTTGCGTAAAACTTCTTGAGCCTCTTGGTCGTATTCACAAAAGGCTGCGGTTTCAAATCCAGCAGCCTCAAGGCCCAGGCTAAATCCGCCTATGCCAGAAAATAAGTCTAGCACCTTCACTTGAGGCCCTCACAATCTGGTTGAACGTTGAGATAGTCGGGATGATACCCCGCACAATAATCTTCGATGTACTGGTTGTGCTGCTCGACCTCGTGGTCGTAATCACTGGTTGAGATCCACAGGAAAGCCGCGACTACTGCCACGGCTATACATATTTTGGTTAGGCGGTTCATTAGTAAGACTCTCCTTTGCTGTCTAAGTATTCAGAGAATCTGTGTAGCATGTTGCCGAAATATTCGAGCGCCTCGGTATCTGGCCCAATCTCTGCTATAATCTGGTATTGGCGAGATTGATCGCAGGGGCCAAAAGGTGAGGGTGAATACTGCCATTCGCTAGGCGTGTCTGAATCAAGCGCCCAGTGTAGATAGTCGGCCACCGCAAAATGCCAAGTCATAGCCGAACCCCAAGCGTCATAGCTGTCATAGTCTAACTTGAATTGATCTTTCATGATTCCTAAATGTCGCATTATGCTACCTCCTCATCTCGATAGTCAGCCCAGAAATCTGTAGCAATCTCGCGCCAGTTGACCTCTGCCAATGCTGAAGTCAAAAGGTCATTCTGAAGGGTGCCGCCATCTTGGAAGGTTAGGGTTTGATCTACAATATCGCGGATCATAAGCTCAAGCGCAAAAGCGTCTGATGCTGAATAAGCAGCGTCACGAGTTGCAAAGTACAGGCCTTCGTCATTAGCGAGCCAAAGGTTTACAGTTCTAGTCATATCCATGGTGTTAATCCTCTTTTGTTTGGGTTTCGGCCTAATGGCCTCATCAGTACCAGTCTCGAACTGGTAGACCCGAAGGCGTTGGTTAAGACGCCAATTCTTCGAGTAATTTTTCTGCGTTTCTTTCGCGTTCTGAATATTTGTTATCCTCAAAATACTCAATTCTTCCTCGCACCCATTCAATATTTGGCAGTGTTATGCCAAATTTGTCATCAAGTTTGATCATCGCTTCGGCCCATTCATATCTTAAAGACCAATAGCAAGAGTGATCATTCCTTTGCCGTTGTTCTCGATAAGCATCACTCAAAAGGTATGAGACCAGCTTTTCGTTTTCGTGTACGGTTTCAAATAACTTAGTAATTTCTGCCGCTGCTTCCTTGGTGATTCCGTTAATTGATCTGCTCATGTGTAATTCCTCTTAAGTTGTTGTATAATCAATGTCACGGGATAGACTCTCGCATGTATCGCAAACGGTGTCCACTTTGTTGCTATACCGTTTTGTTATATGGTCTATTCCTAAATAGCATATACCGTAAAATATAGGGTAAAACGTGCCAGATAATAGACACCGTTTAGATAAAGAAACAGTTAACAGGCACTTTCCTGAGTGGGATCATGGTGGCAAAGGTTCACACGCTAGACGGTATAATCCGGCCTCAAATGCTCAATATTCGGCCAACTGGGACAAGATATTCTCTAAGGGTAAGACCAAATGACTAGTAAGGGAATGCACACTAAAACACGGAATAGATTAGCCAGGCAGGATGCACTCAGGGAGTATATGCAGGAGAGGGGATCTGTACAATATCTTTTTGATATCGTTGAAAAGATCGAAAAGTTAGACCCTGAATCTGAGACGTTTCAACAGGATCTGGCGAAGTATTCAAAGGTGGTAGATGTTAGGCATAAAATGCTGGGCAAGTATCTGCCTGAGCTGAAGGCCACTGAGATCACGGGTGAAGGTGGCGGGAATTTACAGATAACGGTAGCAGATTTTAAGAGTGCCTAATCTCTCCATTCCCAATGAGTGGGAACCACGACCGCACCAGGTCGACTTCTTCCGAGCAATGGATAACGGGGTTAAACGTGCCGTTTGTGTCTGGCATCGTAGAGCTGGCAAGGGATCGGCTACCCTAAACTTCACCGCTAAAGAAATGTTCAAGCGGGTTGGTACATACTGGCACCTATTCCCACACCAAACACAAGCACGCAAGGCTATCTGGTCGGGTATAGACTCCGAGGGTAGGCCTATCCTTGACCAAGTGTTCCCGAAGGCTGTACGGAAGCGTACAAGCGCCCAGGAGATGGTCATAGAGTTAGTCAATGGGTCAACGTGGCAGCTCACAGGCTCGGACAACTACAACAACCTAGTGGGCTCTAATCCGGTCGGGGTAGTGTTCGATGAATGGTCACTATGCGACCCTAACGCATGGGGCTATATCAGGCCGATACTAGCCGAAAACGGTGGATGGGCTGTCTTTATCTACACTCCACGAGGAAAAAACCACGGCCACTCACTCTACCAGATGGCTAAGTCATCCAATGAGTGGTTCTGCCAGAATCTAACGGTCAAAGACACCAAACGAGCAGATGGTACTCCGGTAATATCATCGGAAATCATCGAGCAAGAACGGCTAGAAGGGATGGAAGAAGCACTGATCCAACAGGAATTCTACGGATCATTCGAGGCTCAGATAGCAGGGGCATACTTTGCCGACCAGATAGCATCTGCCAAGGAACAAGGCAGAGTCTCAAGGCTACCAATTGAACCTAGTCTCATGGTTCACACTGCATGGGATCTCGGTATATCGGACTCTATGTCTATCTGGCTGTTTCAGGCAATGGGCAAAGAGATACGACTCATTGGATACTACGAGAACAACGGTAAAGGCATGGAGCACTACATTCAATGGCTCAATCAATACGCCTCAACCCATAACGTAATGCTCGGACAGCATCTAGCACCACATGATATCGAAGTCAGGGAGCTCACTTCAGGCCGATCACGCAAGGAGGTAGCACGAGAGATGGGCATCAGCTTCAGGACAGTACAACGTCCAAGGACTAAGGCCGAAGGTATACAAGCCATCCGTAGAATGTTCCCCCGATTCTGGTTTGATGAAGACCGAACAGAACACGGCCTCAACTGCATCGCATCCTACCATCGGGAATTCGATGAGAAGCGCAACGTATTTAAAGACACACCTGTACACGACTGGGCCTCACATGGTGCCGATGCATTACAGACACTAGCACTAGGCTGGCAAGAATCAATGGTATCAGGACATAGGCCACAACCGAGACAGGCAGAGGTTCGATTCAGTGTCTTCTAGTGTTTACGTTGTATTCACTAACGACTCAGGACATTGGTGGTCAAGATTCCTGCACCCATTCATTAA